TCCCGGATATTGATATGAGTGAATCGAAGAACAAGCCGATTCAGTTCCAGCAGCGCAGCGCGTCAAACGTCGATCAGGTTAAACGCGCCGAGCAGGAAGAAAAGCGTACGCGCGAGCAACATCTTGCGGACGTGCGGGAGATCGTTCAGTTGCCCGCCGGCCGTCGCTATTTGTGGCGATTGATGGCGCAGGCGGGCATCAACCGCAATCCTTTTACGGGAAGTAGCTCCACGTTCTTTAACTGTGGCATGCAGGCGATCGGCACCAACGTTCTCAACGACATTCTTGAAGCGGACCCGGAGCAGTACGTTGCGATGATCCGCGAACATCAGGTAGAAACCGTTTAACGAAAGGAACACTGGAATTATGGCCGAAGACGACACCATCCTGACCGCCGACACCAACACGGACCCGGCGACCGAGGACGGTACGACGAGTGACGAGGACGTTACGCTTCTCGACGACGATCAAGGCAAGGTGAAGGACGACGATCAGAAGAAGACTGACGACAGGGGCACAGATACCGACCAGACGAAGAACGTACCCGAGAAGTACGATCTGGTGCTGGGCGAGAAATCGCAACTTGATCCGTCAGTGCTGAATGATGTCGCCGGACTTGCGAAAGAACTGGCCCTCGACAACGAGCAGGCCCAGAAGATCGCCACACTCATCGACACCGCAGCCGCGTCGCACTTCGATCATCTTGTGAGCGAGCATAAGACGCGCATCACCGAATGGGTCGCGCAGGTGAAGAAAGACTCCGTCATGGGCGGGGCCAACTTCAACGGCACGATCGATGCGGCCAAGCGTCCGCTCGCAAAGTATGGCGATGACGAACTTCGTGCGGGACTCAAGGAGACGGGATTCGGGAATCATCCGGCCCTGATCCGATTCCTCTCGAAGATCGGCAAAGCAATGGGCGAGGATCAGGTCATTCAGCAGCAGCATGCGACCGCGCATGAGAAGTCGATTGCTGAACGGCTCTATCCCGAATTGCAGAACAAACCCGGCTAAGGCATGAAGCCTAAGCCACAACGACAAGGAAGTCACTGATGGCAGCTATCAACGATGCAAACCCCACCATCATCGATGTCGCCAAGCGACTCGATCCGAATGGGCAGATCGATGCGATCATCGAACTGCTCTCGGAAACCAACGAGATTTTGCAGGACGCAACGGCGATCGAGGGCAACCTGCCGACCGGACACCGCACCACCGTGCGCACCGGTCTGCCCGGCGTCACCTGGCGCAAGCTGAACTACGGCGTTCAGCCCACGAAGTCCCGCACGGTGCAGGTCACCGACGCCGCGGGCATGCTCGAAGCCTACGCCGAAGTGGATAAGGCCCTGGCGAACCTCAACGGCAACACCGCACAGTTTCGGCTCAGCGAGGACCGCGCGTTCCTCGAAGCCATGAATCAGGAGATGGCGAACACGCTGTTCTACGGCGACACCGACACCGACCCCGAGAAGTTCATGGGCATCGGGCCTCGGTTTGATGATCTAAGCGCCGCCGATGCGGACAACATCATCAACGGCAGCGGTTCCGGGTCCGACAACACGTCGATCTGGCTGATCATCTGGGCACCCACCACCGTGCATACCTTCTATCCCAAGAGCAGCACGGCTGGTTGGAACCGGCAAGACTTGGGCGAGGTCACACTGGAAGACGCGGCAGGCGGCAAGTACCAGGGCTTCCGCACCCATTACAAGTGGGACATCGGTTTCTGTGTGCGCGACTGGCGGTACGTCGTCCGCATCGCGAACATCGATGTGAGCGACCTGACCAAGAACGCCGCGTCCGGCGCTGACATCATCGACCTGATGACGCAGGCGCTGGAACTGCCCCCGTCCTTGACGATGGGCCGCGCCGCGTTCTACTGCAACCGCACCATCCGTTCGATGCTGCGGCGTCAGATTTCCAACAAGTCCACGGTCAATCTGACGATGGACACTGCCGGTGGGAAGCACGTCATGTCGTTCGACGGCGTGCCGGTTCGCCGATGCGACGCGATCCTGAACACCGAAACCGCGATCACCTGATCGGTTCGGCGACATTGACGGCCGGTGTGTTGCCGGCGTCACGCAGAAAAACCAACCTCCAGCATGGAGATCAGAAGCAATGTTCACCGATTACGAAACGCTGATGTCGGACGATCAGGCGATCACCGCGACCGCCGCGTCCACGAACTACATCGATATTGGTGCCGACGCGGACATCGGCATCGGGCAGCCCGTGAACATCCTGGTGCAGGTCACCGAAGCGTTCACGAACCTGACCAATCTGGCGATCGCGATCCAGACGGACGACAACTCGTCGTTCTCGTCTGCGACCACGATCTACACCGAGACGATCGTGCTGGCGAACCTGACCGCCGGCGCGAAGATCAACATGCGCGTGTTCCCGCCCGCCAACGAGCGGTATGTGCGTATGTACTACACCGTGACCGGCAGCGCGCCGAATGCGGGCAAGATCACCGCCGGCGCGGTGGTCGATCATCAGGACGAGGCGTCGTACCCCGACGCCCTGTGACATAGCCGCTGCATGGAAGCATGCGGAGCATAGCCATGGATGGCTCACGGTTGCGGGGGGATAAACGCCCCCGCAACCTTTAGACACCGGAGATACGCCAATGGCGACAACCAATGAAGACGTGTGCAACATCGCTCTGTCGCGTATCGGTGTATCGAGCAATCCGATCAGCGATCTGACGACGGACGGCTCGGCCGAAGCGGATATGTGCAACCTGCATCTGACGCCGGTTATCAAGCGAATCATGCGTCAGCACGATTGGCCGTTCACCAAGGCATACGTTCGGCCGACGCTGGTGGTGGCGGCGTCGCCATCGCTGACGTGGGCCAGTGACTACTCATACACCTACCGCTACCCGGCGAACTGCTTGCGTATTCGGCGGCTGGTCGGCGGGGGTCGCAGGTCCACGACGCGCAGGCCGTATGAGATCGGGTCGGACGCCACGGGACGACTGATCTACTGCGACATCGATGATGACGACATCATCGTAGAGTACACGTTGGCCAACGCAACCAATCTTGATCCTGACAACTGGCACCCTGATTTTCTGTCGGTGGTCGCGTGGCTGCTGGCCTACGAACTGGCGATCGCCCTTGAAGTCGAGCAGAAGTACGCGGACCGAGCATTGCAGATGTTTCGGTTGGAACTGACCGAAGCGGCGCGGAATGCAGGCAATGAGGCGGAGGCTGAAGACGATCCCGACAGCGAGTTCATCAGGGCGAGGGAATGAAATGTCGGATGCGATCCATCGTAGTTTTGCTGGAGGCGAGATTGCTCCGTCGCTGCTTGCCCGCGCGGATACGGTCAAATACCAGACGGCGCTGCGGACGTGCCGCAACTTCATCGTGCAACGTTTCGGCGGCGCGACGAACCGGCCGGGATTCCAGTACATCTGCGGCACCAAAAGCAATGGTGCGGTGCGACTGATTAAGTTTGTTTTCAACGCCTCCCAGACGTATGTGCTGGAGTTCGGCGATCTGTACATGCGGGTGGTCAAGGCGGGCGCGCAGGTCACCGTCAGCGGAACGCCGTACGAGATTGTCACACCGTACGTCACGGCCGATCTGGATGATCTTCAGTTTGTGCAATCGGGCGATGTGGTCACTATTACGCATCCAAGTTACGCGCCGCGAGAACTTGCTCGCACTGCGGACGATGCGTGGACACTGACTGCGATCACGTTCGATCCGACGATCAGCGGACCGGCGAACTGCGCGGCAACCACAGGGTCAACTTACACAGAGCGAACGCATCGCTACAAGATCACCGCTATCGATGCCGATTCCGGCGAGGAATCGCTGCCGGGGTACGGAGCGTCGAAGAACATTTCAGCCGCGACAAAGGCCAATCCGGTGAAGATCACCGTCACGTCGCACGGCTTTTTTACCAATGATGAGATTTACATCAGCGGCGTTGTCGGCATGACTGAATTGAACGGCCGAACCTTTTTTATCACCCGCGTAGATTCCAACAATTTCACGCTCAACGACGAGGATGGGACAGCACACACGACCTACACATCCGGCGGCACGGTCAAAAGGGCACACGCCGCAGAGCAGACCAGCGATTCCTATCCATCGATGACCAATTCAGTCGTTGTGTCATGGGACACGGTGACGAATGCATCGCATTATGTGGTCTATCGCGAGATTGGCGAAGGAGCCGGTTACGGATACCTTGCGACGACGCGGAACAATTACTACCGCGACTATGGCGATCGGGCTCCTGACCAGTTCGATGCGCCCTACGAGTTGAACAATCCGTTCGACGGGGCCAATGACTACCCGGCGGCGGTGACATACTCGCAGAACCGGCTGTGTTTCGGCGGGTCGGACAACAACCCTGAGGTGGTCTATCTGTCAAAGGTGGGCGACTACGACTTCTTCCTCGAACGGTCGCCCTTGCAAGATGATGACGCATTTGATTTCTCGTGCATCGGCAGACAGGTCAATCAGATTCGCCATATCACCGAGATCGGCAAGATGATCGTGTTGACCGGCGGCGGCGAATGGGTGATCGAGGCGGACGGAGGCGTGCTCGCGCCCGATTCGGTTTGGCCGAAGCAGCAATCCTACGCGGGGGCATCGACTGTCAGCCCGGTTGTGGTCAACGACACACTGTTGTTCGTACAGGCCCGCGGGTCTGTTATTCGCGATCTGCGGTACAAGTTTGAGTCGGACGGGTATAGCGGTCAGGATTTGACCATCTTCGCCGGACACCTGTTCGACGGCTACACGATCGCGCGGCTGGACTTCCAGCAGATTCCGCACTCGGTGGTTTGGGCGGTTCGGTCGGACGGGACATTGCTCGGCCTGACGTATCTCCCGGAACATGAGATATGGGGCTGGCACCGGCATGACACCTACGACTCGACCGGCCAAAGCGTTATTGAAGACATTTGCGTGGTCCCCGAGGGAAATGAAGATGTTTTGTACGCGGTGGTCAAGCGAACGATCAATGGCGGAACCGTTCGCTACATCGAACGCATGGCCAGCCGTAACATCTCTACCGTGGCGACCGACGCGAAGTTTGCGGACTCGTTCATTACCTATAGCGGCGTGGCGACAACGACGATTACAGGTCTCGATCACCTTGAGGGTGAAACCGTAGCTGTGTTAGGCAATGGTGTTGTACAGGCGCAAAAGATCGTCAGCAGCGGCCAGATCACTATCGCGTCAGCGAGCAATGTCATTGTCGGCCTACCGATCCAGGCCGATCTCGAAACATTGGACCTTCAGAATCCGGCGGGATCGCCGATTGTGCAGAAGCAGAAGCGAATCAGCGAAGTGACGCTGTTGATCGACTCGTCGTTCAGCTTTAAGGCCGGGCCGGATTCCTCACATCTCAAGACTAAGACGATTTCGACGTTGACCAGCGACCGGGCTGAGGTCAAGCTGAGTTCGGGCTGGCAGACGTATGGTCGCGTGTTCATCCGTCAGGACGATCCGCTTCCATTGACGATTCTCGCGGTGATCCCGAGCGTGGCGACTGGAGACTGACCTATGGGCGAGAATGCGGCAATCGGTGCGATGGTCGGCGGAGGCGTGATGAGCAGCACATCGTCTATCCTTGCCGGGTTCCAGCAGAAGGAGATTGCCGAGTGGAACGCGATGGTCGCGCGGCGTCAGGCGGAAGATGCGAAATTGCGCGGCGAGGAGAACGCAAGCGTTGTCCGGCTCCGAGGCCGTCAGTTGATTGGCTCGATGCGTGCGGCGCTGGGGGCAAGGGGACAGGACTTGAGCCGAGGCACGGCGTTGCGGCTGCAACTGGACGCCGCACGAATGACCGAGATCGACGCCCAGACGACGCTCAATAACGCCGCACGGGAAGCGTGGGGCTACAGGGTACAAGCGGTCAACTCGCAGAACGCGGGGCGCGTGGCCGTCACGCAGGGTATTATGGCGGGGGTGTCGTCGGCGATCGACACAGGATTCAGCGCCTATACCACAAAACGATACTTCGATTCTCTCAAATCGGGGAGCGTGTAATGCCCAAAGTTCCGACCATCACATCGCCGAGCATCCAGACGCAGGGGTTGCCGTCCGCCCGGCTCACTGCCGCCCCGACGGCGCAGGCGCTTGGGGCCGGTGTCGGGCAGTCCATCGCACGCGCGGGTAGCCAGTTGGCCGGTCTGGTCGCGCAAGAGCAGCAGCGGGCGAACGAGACGGCGATTACCGATGCGATGAATCAGTACCAGCAGGGCGTTCAGTCGCGTCTGTATGACGCGGAGACGGGTGTGCTGACGCAGAAGGGCAAGGATGCGATTGGGGCTGGTCAATCATTTTATGATTGGGAGAAGGATCACCGCGGCAAGATTGAGCGGGGGCTGAACAACGATTCCCAACGTGAGGCGTTCCGCCAACGGGTGACTGGTGCGCGCGTCAATCAAATGCGGCAGATCGAACCGCACATCGCACAAGAGCGAACGCGATGGCGGCAACAAGCATTGACGGGGCAGGCTACGCTGGCGCAGCGAGAGATGGTCGCCTTGGCCCAACAGATTGCAAACGCTCCGACGCAACAACAGCGCGACCAACTAGAGTTTGATTTATTGATGCAATCTGGCTTGTACAGTGGGACGATTGACATGCTGGTTGAGGACTTGCCAAAGGAACAACAGGATGTCAAACGTGGCGAACTGATTTCGTTCGCCCACCAGTCTGTCGTTGAGGCAATGCTGGACAATGAGAATCCGACCCAGGCCAACGTCTATCTGGCAGAATACGGTGATGAGATATTCCCCAACGAGCGGGTGGCCCTCAAGCAAAAGATCGATGCTGCGACGTTCGTTGATACTGTTGAAACGAAGTCGGCGGAACTGGTGGCGACTGGTGATGAACGTACCGCGCTTCAGGAAGCGGACAAGATCGAGGATGAAAAGACCCGCAAGGCGGTCAAGTCAAGAATCCGCGAACAGTTCGAGCAGGACCGCCGGCTCGACGCCCTGCATATGCAGGAGCAGTACGAGCGATTGAGCAAGGAATTAGAACAGTCGAGTATGACCTCCGAGCAGTTGAGCATGCGCGGCGACTATCAGGAATTGGACGATAAGTACCGATCCGCATTGCAACGGCAGATCGAGGTTCGAGAAGGTCGGCTGATCCCTGAACCAAATAGCGAGAGGTATTACGATCTTGTCAATATGGCAGCATCCACAGACAGAGCGCAGCAGGTCGAGTTCATGCAAACGTATCTTCCTGCTGAATCAGGCAACGTCACACAGGGCGAATTATCTCAACTGATCGCCATACAGGTTGGTTTGCGACAAGGCGACAAATCTGATCCGTTCATCGGTGGGGTGCGGACGAACGCCCAGGTGATCAACGATACATTGATCGAGGCCGGAATTGATGTCA